GGGTTCCGCGACAGCCCAGAGTGTCCGCGTGACACTATGTTTTTCCAAAACGCACGAAAATGAGCAAAAAGAACCAAAGCCAAGAGTTGGAACAGATCCCAATCGGGGACCTGATCCCATACGCGAAGAACAGCCGAACCCACTCAGACGAACAGGTTGCGCAGATCGCGGGGAGCATTCGGGAATTTGGATTCACGAACCCTGTCCTCATCGACGCATCCGGAACCATCATCGCCGGCCACGGTCGCGTGCTGGCCGCCCGCAAGCTGTCCATGCCCGCCGTCCCATGCCTGCGCCTCGGACACCTTACGCCCGCGCAGGTTCGCGCCTACGTCATCGCCGACAACCGCATGGCCCTGAGCGCTGGGTGGGACGAGGAGATGCTGCGCGCCGAGATTGCCGGGTTGCAGGCGGACGGGTTCGACGTGGGCCAAATCGGGTTCTCGGACGAGGAGATCGCCACGTTGCTCGCCCCGCCCGCAAACGAGGGGCAGACGGATCCGGACGATGTTCCGGAGCAGCCCGAGAACCCGGTGACGGAGCTGGGTTACGTGTGGATCCTCGGCGCGCATCGGATCACCTGCGGAGACTCAACCGAGGCGCACGTTGTCGATCGGGTGCTGGCAGGCGCGACACCGCATCTCATGGTTACGGATCCGCCTTACGGGGTGGAGTACGATGCCAGCTGGAGGAATAAAGCCACGCGAAGCGACGGCTCGCCCATTGGTGGGCAAGTCGTCGGGAAGGTGTTGAATGACGAAAAGGCCGACTGGTCCGAAGCGTGGGCGTTGTTTCCAGGGGAGGTGGCTTACGTGTGGCATGCCCCAGGTCCACTGCAGGTGTCCGTGTTCAACAGCCTGAAGGATGCCGGCTTTGAACCTCGGCAACACATCATTTGGGCCAAGTCGAACTTCGCGATCGGGAGGGGTCACTACCACTACCAGCACGAATCCTGCTGGTACGCAGTGAAGAAGGGTGGAACCGGACACTGGGCAGGCGACCGGAAACAAACCACGCTCTGGGAGATCCCGAAGCCGCAGAAGTCAGAGACGGGGCACAGCACCCAGAAGCCGGTCGAGTGCATGCGGAAGCCGATCAAGAACAACAGCAACAAAGGGGACCACGTCTACGAGCCTTTCTCCGGATCCGGCACAACGATCATTGCATGCGAGCAGACCGGCCGCCGATGCCTCGCCATTGAGTTGAGCCCTTCATACGTTGACGTCGCTGTGAAGCGCTGGCAGGCGTTCACCGGAAAGCAGGCCACCCTCGAATCCACCGGCGAGACGTTCGACGCCGTCGCCGCCAAACGTGTGAAATGAAAAAGCCCACTCCGATCATCTCCCCGGAGCAGGCCGACCAGATCCGCAAGGCCCGCGTCGGGGCCATCCTCAAGAAGCTCAAGGAGGGGAAGTCCATCACCGCAGCAGAGCAACGCCTGCTCGATGAGAACACCGAGAAGCCGAAGGAGAAGCAGAAGCGCGGAAGGCCACGCGAGCACGCGCAAACCCTGCCGTCCTACGACTCGATGAACTCCTGCTCCGCCGCGACCGGGATCCCGCTCATGGTGCTGAAGCGGTCGAAGAAAGCGGGCTGCCATGCATTCCGCTCAACTCGAGTGTACCTTGGCGAACTCCTCCCGTGGCTGTTCGCTCAAGGCGAGGACGCCGCCGTTGGCAACTGGGCCGACGCCCTCGTCGAGGCAAAGGCCAAGCGTGAGCGTCTGAAGCTGGAGCGCGAGAAGGGCGAGGTCATCGGGCGGGACCTTGTGAAGTCTGCGGTGCAGACCGGGGTCGCCGCCGTGTTCTCGGGGCTCGACAAGCGGTTCGTCAACGAACTCCCGCCCGTCCTGAAGGGCTTGGAGGAACTCGCCATCCGAGACCGGGTGCGCGGCGCCATCGAGCGGTTGAAGGCTGACCTGATGACGGAGTTTGCGAAGATCGAGAAGATCAAGGAGGACGTGGATGAATAGCCCCCGCTGGCTGGCGGACTGCTTCCGCTCTGGGATCCCCCCTGCCCCGGTCACGTCTGTCTGTGACTGGGCGCGGGAGAACGTGCAGCTCGTGGGCTCCGCCCGTAGCGCGGCCTACGATCCCGACATCACCCCGTGGACCCGGGACGTGATCGAGACGGCCGGTGATGGGGTGACTCGGGTCGCGACATTCGTGAAGCCGGTCCAGTCCGGGGGCTCGGTCGCCGGGGAGATAGCGCTGTGCTTCCTGATCGCCACCTCACCGGGCGGGGATGCTCAATACAACTGGAAGGACGACGAGAAGGCGCTGGAGCGATGGGACAAGCGGATCGAAAAGATCCTGCTGGCGTGCCCACCCGTAAAGGACCGATGGCCGGTGAACCGGCACAAGGCGAAGCGCGGCATGCTGGTGATGCCCCACATGAACCTCACCGTTCAGGGCGTGTTCTCCGCCGACAACCTCGACAGCGATTCCATCCGGATCCAGATCAACGAGGAGTTGCACTCGTGGGAAGCTGGCCGCCTCGGGAAGGCGTACAACCGAACGACCGCGTTCTGGAACAGCTACACCCTGAACATCAGCAACGCCGGCACGAAGGACGACCAACTGCACCGCGCATTCCTCGCCGGCACGCAGGAGCATTGGGAGACGCGTTGCCCCGGATGCGGGGCGTTTCACTCCATGTTTACCCGCGCTGATGATGGAGGCCCTGGCGGGCTGAGGTACGACTCGGACGGGTGCAAGCGCGAGGACGGGTCCTATGACTACAACCGCCTCGCATCCACCGTCCGGTACGAGTTCCCTTGCTGCGGGTACGTGGTTCGCGACACGCCGGTTGAGCGGCGCGCACTGTCCATGTCGAGCCGCTACAGCGCCCCGCGCAACCTTGGGGCCCACAGGTCGAACAGGTCCTGGACGTATCAGGCCGTGGCCGTCGATTACATCCCGTGGTTGCGCCTGATCGAGGAGAAGCACGTCGCCCTCCGCGCCTTGCGAGGTGGGGACCCTGAGCCGTGGATGCGGTACCTTCAGGAGCGGGAGTCAAAGTTCTGGGACGAGTCCGAGCACCGCGGGTCATCGCGCCCCATCGTCATCTCGCCAGAGGTGGTAAAGTCCCGCGACGGCATGGCGGATCGGATGATGAGGGTCGCCACCGTGGACAAGCAGCGTGGTGTGGCCGAGGACGGGGAGTTGCCGCACTACTGGGCCGTGATCATGGACTGGGGGAAGGATGGGTCCTCCCTGCTGGTGTGGGAGGGGAAGATCCTGACAGACTCCGACCTGCTGGCGATTCTCGAGGATCACGGGGTCCACCCGTGGTTGACCTACGCGGACTCCGGCGACGACACCATCGAGGTGTACAAGCTATGCGCCAGGCACGGGTTCAACGCGCTGAAGGGAGACCGCGTTGCGACGTTCTTCAACCCGCAGAAGAAGCGCCGACTCCCGTACACCGACGAGAAAGCCCTTTGGGAGATGATGCCTACGGCGCCCTGGGTATACAAACCTGTGAGGCTGGCCGGGGGTCAGTTCGGGAACCACCCGAGGGAACCGCGCTTCATCCGGTACTCGAAGCATGGGGTCCGCGAGATCCTGTTCCACCTTCAACACTCCGACCGCCCGCCGACGATCCCGAAGGACGTGAGCGAGGATTTCAGGAAGCACATGGCCGCCGAAGAGCGGGTCATGAAGTCCAACCCTGACGGCGCGCAACTGCCACACTGGAAGGTGCCGCCGAAACGCCGCAACGACCTTTTCGTGTGCGTGTGTTACCAGGCGATGGTGGCCCACATGGCAGGCCTGATTGGAGCCGTAGACATCACCCCGAGCCCGGAGGAGTCCCATGAATGAGCCGTTGTTGAACGCCAAGGAACTCGCCGCGCTCCTGCGGAAGTCTCGGAGCTACATCTTCGCCATGAAGGCCCGCGGGTTCATCATGCCCGGGGGCACGGCGACGTTGAACGAGGCCCGTGTCTGGCTGTCCAGAAACCCGCCGCCGCGCTCGAAAAATGCAGGCGCGAGACTCCGCGAGACTCCACGGAACACCGAGGCCGTAGACACCGCGAGCGAAAGCCGAAAGATGACAGCATGTCAGTCCGCACCAACGACAAGCGCGCTTTCCTGCGAGGCATCAAGTGGGATGCGGACGATGCGAGCCTTGCACTCAAGGACGCGCTGAAGGCTGCCCTGCGTGGGCAGATTCAGGAGGTCGCGACCGGCAAGGTTCTGGTCGGATCCCAAGGCAACGGGCAAAGCGTTTCCTTTGCGCTCCCGTCTTCGTTCGACGCTCCGACCGCGCTGCGTGTGGTTGGTGAACTCTTCGACCTCTACGAGACCTCCATCGCCGCGCTCGACACGGGCGCGACTGACGCCGAGGTGTTCACGGAGATGATGGATCGGCTTCAACCGGTGCGGTCGTTCACGACGGACCACAGCAACATCCGGATCGCGTGAACATCTTCTCAGCCATCAAGTCTTTGTTTGCCCGCCCCAAAGCCATGTACGAGGCCGGGAAGCGGTACGGGTCCCCGGGTCGCCGGTCGATCATTGACGCCTACCTACGGGACGCCCGGTTCGATGCCGACCGCTCCACCCGCGAGGAGATCGCCCGCAAGGCACGGTATTTCGAGGCGAACAACGCGCTCGTGAACCGGCTGGCCGACCTGTTCGAGCAGTACACGGTGGGCGCGAATGGTCTGACCGTGATCCCGTCGTCATCGGACGAGCGGTTCAACCAAGCCGCCGCCGCGGAGTTCCGCGCTTGGTCCGCTCGCTGCGACTTCAACGGCCAACTCTCGTTCCAGGCGATGCAGAGCCTGATGGCGCGTGCGTGGTTCATCGACGGCGAGGCGTTCGCGCTCAAGACCAGCGACATGGGCGCGCCCGCACGGCCCCGACTGCAACTCGTCGAGGCGCACCGCGTATCCTCTCCGCACGACCCGAAAAACGTCCGCGTCCACGACGGGGTCCAACTCGACCCGCTCGGGCGCCCGGTCGGATTCTACGTTGACACCGCGCTCCAAGGTGCAACGTCCAGCTTCCAACTGAAGCCGATCGCCGACGTGATCCACATCTGGGAGCCGTCGCGCATCGGCCAGCTTCGCGGGCTGTCGTTCCTGTACCCGGTCCTCAACTACATCCACGACCTCGACGACCTCTGCATCTACGAGATGCAAGCCGCGAAGGACGCCGCGGAGAAGACGACGATCATCAAGACGGAGTCCGGGGAGCTTTCACCAGAGCAGTTCGCACAACTCACGCGCTCAAAGTTCAGCGAGCAGGGCGTGAACTCGCAGGGCGAGACGACATCCGAAGAGCGCCAACAGTTCTACAGCAAAGCCATCCCCGGCCGAACCGTGGTCACGTTCCACGGGGACACCGTGGAGCAGTTCGTCAGCCAGCGCCCAAGCGTCGCCGTGCAATCGTTCTGGGAGGACCTGCGCGCCAACATCTGCGTTGGGGTCGGCATGTCCAAGCTCCTCGTGTTCCCACACTCCATGCAGGGCACGGTGGTTCGCGCCGACCTCGACGTCTGTGACGCGTGGTTCCGATCCCGGTCCGCCGTGATGCAGGAGAAGGTGGTCGAGGTCTACCAGTGGTGGCTGCGCTGGGCGGTCGCAAACGTCATAACGCTGGAAAACCCGCCCAATGATTTCCTTCGATGCACCATCCGCGCCCCGCGCTCCGTGAAGGTTGATGTGGGCTACGACTCCGCCGCCGTCATCGCGGAACTCAAGGCTGGCATCCGCACCATGGAAAGCATCTGCGCGCCCATGGGGGAGGACTGGCGAAACGTGGCGCGCCAATCGACGACCGAAGCGAAGTTCTTCCAGGATCTTTCAAAGGAAAGCGGTGTGCCAGTCCACGAGATCGCCAGCAAGGCATACGAGGTCGCCGCGCAACGCGCCGCCACACCCGCCCAGCAACCCCGACAACTCGCCGCATGAACAACACCACTCCCATCTTCAACACCATCGCCCAATCCAGAGGCGGCAACGAGCCGCGCAAGCCATGGTTCAGCGTCCAGGCGATGGGCGACGAGCACACCATCCTGATCCACGACCAGATCGGGAAAGATTGGTGGACGGACGATGGCATCGCATCGAAGGAGTTCGCGCTCGAGTTCGGGAAGATCCCCGCCGGCCGCAAGATCAAGATGCGGATCAACTCCCCCGGCGGAAGCGTCCACGACGGGTTGGCCATCTACAACATTGTGGCCGAGCGCCGGAAGGATGTGACCGTGGTGGTTGACGGCTGCGCTGCATCCATCGCCTCCGTGATCGCGCTGGCCGGGTCCAAGACCATCATGCCGAAGAACGCGCTCATGATGATCCACAACCCTTGGTCTCGCGTGACCGGTGATGAGCATGCCATGAGGAAGGCCGCCGACATGCTCCGCATCCACGGCGACGCCATCGCGAACGTCTACGTTGAGCGCACCAAGCGCACCAAGGACGAACTCCTCGAGCTCATGAACGCTGAGACATGGATGACTGGAGAGACCGCCGTCTCCATGGGTTTCGCGACGGAATCCACCAACGACGACGTCAGCGCTTCAATCTCTCCCTCGATACTGAATGCGGCTCCTGAGGCCATCCGCAATTCGGTGCAACAGGCCTCCCGTGCCCAGTCGGTTTCTGGGAAAAGCAACGACCAACTCATGAACCGCGAACAGATCCTCGCGCTCCTGAAGCGGCACGGTATCAGCGTGGACGCCAAAGCCACGGACGCCGACCTTCAAGCGCTCCTCGACACCGCCCTCGCCCGCGCTACCACGCCGGCCGCGAGCGTCACCACGCCGGCCGCGAGCGTCACCACGCCGCAAGCTGCCGCGCAACCTGCACCGGCTCCTGCCGCCGCGACCGATCCCACAATCGTCCAGATGCAGGCGCAGCTCGACGGCCTCCGCCGCGAGCGTGACACCGAGCGCGCCAACCGCATCGGCCGCGATGTCGACGCTCTGATTGCCGAGAACCGCATCCCCGCGAACAGCCGCGAGGACTGGGTGAGGCGTGCAGCCGCCGACGAGACCGTCCTGAACGCTCTCCGCGCATTGCCGCAGAACATCCCCGGAACGTCGCCTGTTCACTCCGTCCGGATTACGGCGGAGGATCCGACCATCATCTGCAAAGAGTTGGCGCAGATCCGGAGCCGCGTAAGCGCTTCGGACAGGTTCAACCCGCACACCGCCCGCAGCAACGGCATCGCGTTCGCCAACGAGTACAGGCGGAACCGGGACCGAATCTTCCCGCTGATCCAGAACACGAACACCATTTCGACCGAACTGAAGCGTCAGGTGATTTTTCAGGAGGCTATTGAAGCCTTCGCCATCGCGCTCCTGCCGCTGAACGCGTTCTCGACTGTGCTTGGCGGTGTGACTCTCGAAGGCACCAACAAGGTCAATGTGCCTTTCATCGACTTGGTTGGCGTTGCCAGCGTGGCCTTCAACGGCACGTATGCGATGGCTGACACCGCGACCGCATCGCGCGAGGTCAACATTGACCAGCGTCTGGTTCAGGCGTTCTCCTACACGTCCGACGAGCTTCGCCGACAGCCCGCCCTCAACATCCTGACCCACATCAAGAAGCGCGTGGAACGCCTCGGTTACGACGTGGTCCAGTCCGTCCTTGGCAAAGTTACCGCCGCGAACTTTGGGGCTGCATCCTTCACCGGTGCCGCCGCTGGGTTTGACTCTGACGACATCGCCGACTTGGCTGGCGTGTGCTCCACGGCCAACTGGGGAAACATGCGCTCGCTGATCCTGAGCGTCACCTACCACACCGCGCTCCTGAAGGACACGAGCATCAAGTCTGCGCTGGCCTACGGCGGCGTCGAGGGGGTGCGCGATGGTCGCCCTCCTCGGGTCAACGGATTCGACATCTACGAGGCTAACTTCGTTCCCGCCAACGGCGAGAACCTTGTCGGCATGGCCGCAAACCCGGCGGGCCTACTGTTCGCCAACGCGCCGATCACCCCGACGCCTGAGGTGCTCCAGAACCTGAGCCAGTACGAGGCGATTGTGGATCCCGCGACCGGGGCCACCTTTGAATTCCGTCGCTGGGGTTCTCCGGACAACGACAGCACAAGGCAGGTTATTGAGTGCAACTTCGGAAGCGCCAAGGGCAACGAGGCTGCAATCAAGCGACTTGTCTCCGCCTGATCCTGAACTTCCAAGAAAGGAACCAAGACCATGAAGAAGACCTTCAACCAAATCCTCGCAATCCTCGCCCTTGCGTGCCTGCTGCTTCCCGCGCAGGCGCAGCGGTGGGTTTCCGGCACGTCGACCGACATCGGCGCGACGAACACATACTACATCGCCCCGGCGGGCCGCGCAGGCCAGCCGGTGGTGTTGTACTTCTCCGCGACCTCCGACAAGGCCGCGAGCACCATCAAGGGGTACACCGCCGCCGCGGGAATCCCAGTCACTGCCACCGCCCCCTCTGATCAGACCGTTGTCACCCACGCGTCAGGCGCGTCAGCATTCGCCGCAAATAACATCGTGATTGTTCGATCAGTGGCGAACAACACCTACCAGCGGTGCGTGGTTGCCAGCGACACCGCCACCAGCGTGACGTTCAACGAGAACTTGAACTTCGCGCTCGCCGCCGGGGATCAGCTCTATATCGCAACCGTAAACGCACAGATCCCGGTGGCTGCCGCAACCGTCTCGGTTATTTCCGAGACTTTTGTCGGCTCCGAAGGGCGCCCGCTCCTGATCGACCTAGATGGCACAAGCGCCTCGCAGATCAACACGATCACCGTTGAGTACAAGGCCGCGCGATAACCGCCAGCGGGCTCGGTGGCTGACCCCGCAATAAACCCCGTGCGCCGAGGCGCGGGGATTTCCAGAAAGGAACCATGAGGACCGCAATCACAGTCGCAGTGCAGCACGACCAGAGCGTGCTTTTCCTGTCCGACACCACCGTCCCGATCGAGGAGCAGAAGGCGCAGGTCAAGAAGCTGAAGAGCCTCCGCGAACATCCGGAGTACTCCGAGGTGCAGCTTTGGGAGTCCGGCTCCGGGATCACGTCCCGCGTCAAGTTCCAGAATCCAAAGGAAGCCGCGTCTCCCACGCCTCCGGCCGACACGAAGGACGAGGATGCGAAGACGCCTCCCACGCCTCCGGCCGACACGAAGCGCAAGAAGTAGTCCATGCCAACCCCCGCCCAACTCGCGCTCCGAAAAGGGTTCTCCGTGCTTTCCACGGCGCTCCCGGGCGGGCTCTTTTACGACGACCTGCCCGTCCAGGGCACGGTCGATTTCGTTGCTCTCGACGACTCGTCCGATGGGGCCAAGACCACGCGACTGAAGGAACGCAAAGCCGCCATGGTGCGCGTGCTGGCGTCCGTTGCTCCAGAGTCCGGGAAAGCGTTCACAGACGCGGACGGCCTGACGTTCCGGATCCGGACCACCCGCCGAGCCGGAGATTGGATCGACTGCGAATGCGAGGTGTCTGGATGAGCACGCACAACACGGTTGAGTCATTCAACGCCGCACTCCGTGAGTACGCACAGGTCTACGGCCGCGACACCCGCACCGCGGTCGCCTCCCGCGCCGCCCGGTTCTCGTTCCACCTGTCCAAGCGAATGAAGTCCCGCAGCCCAGGAAAAGGCACCGTCCGCGCAGAGGGCGAGGCGCGGTTGAAGGCTGGCAAAGGAATCCGCATCCGCGCCCGCGCCATCCGCTACGCTCGGGAGCGCACCGTTGCCACGCAGACCGACGTCCGGAGCCGCCGCGCTGGCGCGTTCATGGAGACCAACCGGAAGGGCGCGCTCAAGAAAGAGGGCCGCACGTTCCAGCAGATCGCCGTGGCCCGCGAACTCAACATCCGCGAGTCCGGCCGGGGCATCCTCGCCCGCGGCACGTCGTTCCCTGGGTTGTCGCAAAAGTTCAAGGCTGACCAGTTCGGCAAGCGTCCCGTGAACCGGCTGAACCGCTACGGCCGCCGCCTCGCCCAATCGACCTACTCCGGAACCAAGGACGGGGCAGCCGTGACGTTCGCGTGGGGCGATGACGAGGCATCCCAGAAACTCGCCTCTGCCCTGACCAGTGGTAAGATTTCACCCGAGATTGACAAGGCGTTGAAGCTGACACGGGACGACATGCTTGAATACATCGCCCGGAAGCGGAAAGGCGGTGCCAAGTGATTTCCCTGCACGAAGTCCAGCAGGACGCCGTCGACATCCTGTCCGCGCTGTCCGCGTTCACGACCGCGCCCGCGGTGCCTGTGCTCTTCGACGACGGGCTGAAGGATGAGGCAGTCGAGTCCGCGTTGAACGGCGTCGGCGCGTGCGTGCTGGTGTCCCCGGTGATCACGGGAAGGCGCACCAGCGCGGCCGGCCGACTGACCGTCATGGAGTGCGAGTTCGTCGTTCAGGTTATGCTTAACCCGGTTCAGAACGCGGAGACCGGAGGAGCGGACAGGAACATCCTAGAACTCGTGGAGGCAATCGTGACCGGGCTGACCGCCAGCGACCCGGGACCCGGTGAGCAGCGTTACACCGTGCCGGCAAATTTCTTGAACCTGAGCGTCGATGAGGACGGGGTGTTCTCCTACCACGTCCAGATCGCCAAACCCTGCACCATTCCATGACCACCACTGAAGCAGCAGCAGCAGCGACCGGCATCGCCCTCGGAATCGGCGGGCTCGCCAAAACTTGGCGAAGGTTCCCGGACTACATGATCCCGACACTCGTGGCCGGAATTGGAGCGGCGACCGTGCCCGCTCTCGCTGGATGGGAACCGCACAACGTGGTTGCTGGGATCCAAGCGGGCCTTGCTGCCACCGGGTTGAACCAAGCATTTCGCCAGTTTTCAAACCGCACCGGAAACACAACCGTAATCCCAAAACCGTGAAACTATCCCAAATCATCCAGAGGCTTGCCGCAGCTTTCGTCTTCTGCCTGTTCACGCTCTCACTGTCCGCGCCATTTCTGCTCATTGGCTGCAAAGCCCCAGCGAGCATTGCCCGCGCGTCGCACACATCCATCAAGGCGTCCGACGCCGCAGTCGAGGGCGCAATCCGAGCGTGGAGCGTTTCGTTCGCTGACCGAGACGCGAAGAACGACGCGACCCGCGCCGCAGACCCCGGCGGGTACCTCGACCGCCGATATGAGATGACCAAAGAGTACGGACGCGTGGTTGACCTGCACGGCCGCTACTCCGACGCCGTCCGCGCAACCGTCGAAGCGTGGATTGCCACGAAGCAGGCCGGGCTTAACGCGCCCGTTGAGCCCATTGCCACCGCAGAGGTGGACGACCTTCGCAGACAACTCCAAGCCATCGCCAAATGAGCAATACCACCGAAGCCATCAAGACTGGGGTCGGCATCGCTGCCAGCATCGCCTCCGTCGCAATTCCAGGAGCCGCCGTCCCGATCCAGATCGGACGCGCCGCAGCGATTAGCCTCATCGAGGCTTACGACGCCCTCATGGAAGCCCGCCCCGCTGACGTCACCATCGGGGAGTGGCGCGAACTTCTCCGCTCTCCCATTCACCAGCCGGGATTTGTTGACACCGTCGTGAACGAGGCCCGCAACAACCGCAGCACCAACTCCTGATTTTATGGCACTTAGTTCCCGCAATCGCGTCATCAGCACCCACCTCTCGTTTTTCCGCGAGGGCGTGGCCTACACATCCCCGTCAGCTGGAACATGCGGCCGCGAGGCGAAGCCTGGGGCCGCGGACTTGGGATGGATCAGCCTCGGCAATCCGCCTGAGTTCTCGGTCACCAAGGACAAGACGGAGATCGAAATCATGAAGGGCATCCCGGGTCGCCGGGTGCGCTACGACATGATCCACACGGAGGAAAAGCTGGACCTATCGTTCACCATTGAAGAGGTGCGCGCCGAGATGGTGGAGCTTCTCTTCGGTTCGCTGGCGCTGACTTCATCCTCGACGCAGTTCAATCCGCTCGAAGGAAGCGAGAAGCGCGCATGGTTGAAGGTTCAGCAGTACGACCAGAGCAACACGCTGATCAACACCGTTGACCTGTGGGTGATCCTGTCCATTGACGGCGAGGTGGCGTCGAACAACCAGTTGGCCACGTTCCCGGTTATGGCCAAGACGCTCCACAGCACGCTCAACACCGGCACCCTGTAACCTATGGCCGATCCTATCACGCCCGGGCTGGCGACGGCGTTTTCAAACACCGGGCCAGCCGCAATCACGCCGGCAGGCGCGACCGCGTTCGACAACACGGCGCCAGCGACGATTACACCAGGGCTTGGAACCGTGTTCTCGAACACTGGGCCGACCCATATTGATTTTGACGCAGCCGCTCCAAACCCACCGACGCCACCAGCATCCCAACCCGACAACCAAGGTGCCGAAGCCGTGACCCTGAACCGCCTCCTTCAGATACCCGCGGAAATCGGATGGCCGTCCACGTTCCCGCTCGGGATCGAAAAATTCTCGAACGGGTACAAGACAACGGTCAACCCTCGCAGCCTTGTCAACGCGGCAATCTGGACCGGGCCGGTGTACCACGTCGACGTCCTGAACGGGAACAACAGCAACAGCGGGCTGGGATCGTTCGAGGGTGATTTCAGTCTCGCCGTCCGCGACATAAATGCCGCAATCACATTGGGTAACGCCACGTCCGCGCCCTATCGGGTGCTGATTCGAGGTGGAACCAATCGCGTCTACCGGGACACCCACAGCATCAATGGCCGCGCCAGCGGATGGCCAACGCCTCCAACTGGCGCACTAGTGGAACCCACGCAGCACTGCGCGTTCATTGGGTACGGTGGCCGTGTTGACCACCGCGCCTCAAAGAGCGTCGCCTCATTTCCGACGACCAAGGATGGAACGTACACCAACTGTTACGTGGTCAGCAGCTGCGAGGCCACGCGTCGGGTAATGGACTTCTTGGACCTGACGGCGCTCGGAGTTCCGGAGGAGCTGACCCGCCTCACATCGGAAATCGCAACCTGCGACACGACGCCGAACTCCTTTTTCCAGTCCGGATCCACGCTCTACCTGCACCGCGCTGACGGGGTTGCGCCGACCTACGCGAACACTGGGATCTACTGCAACACCTACACCGCCGCGTTCCTGTCCTGCACGACGGACCTCTATTTCGAGGGCATCGATTTCAGCGGCGGCAACTCTGGTGCGCTCTACATCGACCCCGCGTCAACCCGCAACGTGGTCGCTGTGGATTGCATGTTCAAGTACGCGGGCACGCTGGAATCTGCACTTGACGGGCTTCGGATCCGCCGCGTCACCGGCCGGGTCTTCATCAAGGATTGCGAGGCCATCGCCAACGTGAAGGACGGGTTCAACTTCCACGCGGACGGCTCATCTGGAATGTTCGTGGTGACTGATGGGTGCGCGGGCTACGACAACGGCAAATTCACGAGCACCAGCAACAACGACCTGACCTATCACGACAACGTTGTCGGCATCGACGTTGGCGGCGTCTACGGGCCAACGAAAACCGGGGCAAACATTCACATCATTGAGACATCGAAGCTCTGGTGCCTTGGGACCCGCGGAACCCGAACGGTTTTGGGCGGATCCGGAAACGCGGTGTTCAAGGCATCGAACACGGCGGAACTTTACCTCCAAGAGACGTTCGCAACCTGCGAGGCGGCCAACCAAATCGCCCTGCACGCCCAGGGGACCGCCGCCTTGATTGCAACGCTCAACCACACGACGACGCTCGGAACAAACTTGCAGGAATCCGGGACGACAATCGAAATCTGGGAACGCGAAGCCACCGCTTGATATGCCACCAAAATCAATCGACGAATCGACGCGGGTAAACCTGTCTCTGAAACTCCTGTGGGCAATCCTTGCTGGGGTTGCGGCTGGTGCGTTTCTCGCGGCCGGGGTGTACTTCCAAGGGGCGTCAACTGCGCAGAACGTTCTAATCATCGACTCCCGAATCAAAGTCGTCGTCGACCGGCTGGAGGATCATGAGCGTCGACTGATTCGCTTGGAAGCAAAGGCGGGCATCGCGAAGTCGAACCAAACCGCGGAAGGGTGGGGTGAGAAATGAGCAAGAACCTGACACCGCTGACGAACGCGGAGCAGGATGAAAAGTGCCACCTTGAGGCGCACCCATGCTGTGGGATCACGCTGACCGAATCGCAATCCACGCGCCTTGATGCGCTGGCGAAACGGGCGAAGATTCCAAAGCCTTTGCCGCCGGGAACTCTTCACCCATCCGTCAGAATCCCCAAGATGACCGAGATGCTGGCAAACGACCCTGGAGTCCCTGGCGCTCCCGTCGCGTGACCTGTGGCACAGATCCACAACCTTGAAATCGACGCCGGGTCGACGTTCCAGACGCAGGTGCTCTACACCGACGCCGACGACGTCGCCATCAATCTCACGGGCTACAGCGCCCGCATGCACATCCGCGAAACTGTGAACAACTCCACATCTCCCATGGAATCCAAATATCCACGCACCATCACCGTCACCTTCGAGGCTGAGGACGGGAAAAACCCGATGCCTCCCGAGAACGTCGAACTCCGGGAAATCCCGGTGAGGCGGTACACGAAAGTAACATCCTGCATCCTGCCGGAGCAGACGTTTATCGAGGCCGTGCTGCTGAAGCCCAAGGGCTGGGCTGAGACGTTGACCCCTGAGTCATTCGCCGAGGTCGCAACCGGGTTGAAGGAGGCCAATGCCCGTTTTTTCGACTACTGTGCCCGCAGCCTCAAGACCGCGGAGGAAATCGGCGTCAAACCAAAGGTGTAAGCCTCCCGCAGTACGTCTGCCAGTGCGCGGTGGAACTTGGAATGACCGCACGCGAGGCAGAAAACCATACGCTGACGGAACTGGAATGGATGCTGGAACACAAACGCCGGAAGGAGGCGCGGGACCAATCGGCCGCGCTCGCCCTGATGGCAACCGCGTTCTCCGCCGTCATGAGCAAAAAGGGCGGAGCCGGGTTCCAAAAACTCGCCAACCAACTGAAGAAGGCCGCCAATGACTGAAACGCTCAACATCCGTATTGCCCTCCTCGGGCTGAACGAGGTCTCTAAGGGCATCAACGGCATCGGAGACCGCATGCGCTCGGTCGTGGCTGGACTGTCCGCAATCGGCGCCGCGGTGGCCGGGTCCGCCATCGTCCGAGAGTTTGCCGCCATCAATGGCGAGATCGCGAAGACCGCGACGGAGGCCGAGAAGTTCGGCGTCAGCACGGAGTTCCTGTCTTCGTTCCAGTACGCGCTCCGCGCCACCGGGGTCGAGCAGTCGAAGCTGCCAGAAGCCATGAAGGGCTACGTCGAGAAGGCGCAGAGTCAGGGTCGAGTCATCGGGGACCTGTCCGCCGAACTTATGCGCCAGGCGGACATCTTCTCCCGCATGCCGGACGGGCCGCAGAAGACGGCCATGGCCATGAACCTGTTCGGCGAGGCTGGCATTGCCTTGATTCCGGTCCTGAACAAGGGCGAGGACGGGTTGCGCGAGTTGACCGACGAGGCGCGCCGGTTCGGCATCGTGGTGGATGGGGATGCGGCGAAGGCTGCGAAGGATCTTCGCTTGGACATGGAGCGCTTGGGCGCAATGGCAAAGGGGCTCAAGTTCGAGTTGGTTCAAGGAGTCACCCCGGCGATCACCGAGTTTTCAAAGGTCATGCTGGCCGCGTTGACGGCAAACGCTGACGGGAAAGGAATTTCTGGTGGGTGGGACATACTGCGGGACGCTGTTCGCACAACGACTGAATCCATTGCTGAGTTCTGGATCGTGATGACACAGGCTGGAGGAGCGTTCTACGGGACATTGTGGGAGACGTTGGACCCGGTGAAGGCGATGGACGAAGCGTGGAAGGATGGGGTCAATGCCATCGCGGCATACAAGCAGCGGCTGGAGGAATTGCGAAGGCCTGCGGAGGACGTAAACAAGAACCTCACGGAGACAGCCGCCGCTGTCGGGGCCATCAATTACCAATCCCGAAACCAAGCCATCCAGCGCACGCTGGCGGAAGTAGGCGTCATCGATGGCCAGAGCGCCGCCTCCAGAATGTCTGACGCTCAACAGCGCCAAGAGCAGCGGAACCGACTCCTTCAGCGCGAAGCTATACTGAAGCGCGAGATCGCAATAATTGACTCCGTTAAGCTCGACGAGAGCGCATTCGAAAACGCTCAAGGCGAGATCGTCCAGAACGAGCAGGCTGTGGCGCAATTGGAGAAGCGGGTTTCGTTGATGCGTGAACAGGCGACAGTCCAGGCGGAGTTGAACCAGCTTGGGGCATCCGAAACGACAATGGTCTGGAGCCAGACCATGCTCGACCTTCAAAACCAGTGGGGAAGCTGGGCGGCGCAGATTGCCGCCACGTTCTCGAACGTCTTCAACACCGGAATTTCCTCCATCTCCTCAAACCTGACGGGGGTCATCATGCGCACGCAGTCCTGGGGACAGGCGTTGGCGAACATCGGGACCACAATTCTCTCGACCGTCATCAATGCCATCATCGAGATGGGCGTGCGGTGGGTGGCCACGCAAATCCTGATGGCGACGGCAGGCAAGGCCATCCAAGCCGCGTCCGTGTCCGCCATGATCCCGATTGCCGCCGCGCAGGCCGCCGTCTGGGCGTCGCCCGCAACGCTGGCCACGATTGCCAGCTATGGCGGAGCCGCCGCCGCTTCCCCGGGCTTCATCGCCGCCGCGCAGGGCATCGTCCTGGGGAAGGCGTTGTCCGGGTTTGCCGAGGGCGGATACACCGGCAACCTCGGGACCTCGACCCCGGCCGGCATCGTCCACGGGCGGGAGTTCGTCATGTCGGCGCCGGCAACGGCATCGATTGGCGTAGACGCCCTTGAAGCGATGAACACGACCGGAGCCGTTCCGCAATCGGCAGGAGGGCGCGAGCAGCGCATCGTCATCGTCAGCGACGAGCGCACCGCCCGAGACCTTGAACAGGATCCGGAGTTCGAGACCGTCGTGGTGAACCTCATGAAGCGGAACTGGAGGTCTGGAACGTGACAACGGTCACCCTCGACAGCGAAAGCCGGCAGGCGTGCCTGTGGGTCCCGGACGGCCGCGGCATGACGCTGCGAGCATCCGTGGAGACCGACAAGGAGCGCGGGCTCACGGGCCGCGAGACCCGGAGGGCACTGTCGTCCACACTGCGCCTTGGACTGGAGTACACCGTCACCATCAGCACGGCACTCTACGCCGCGCAGCGCGAGACCTCGCACACGTCCAGCGGGGAGTTGCCTGTGCAGGTTCCACTCTGGCCCGCAGGGTTTGGCGCTGGGGAATCCGCGACGCTGGAAACCAAGCACTGGGTAACCGGCACTCAAGGCGAGGCTGGGGCTCTGTCGTCTGGCACATGGGCGACGTCCACCCCGACGCCGACCGGGTCACAAGTTTCCGTCCCAACCATGCGCGGGTACCTGACGCAACCCGTGGACTGGGACCTCTTGGACCCGCGATGGGTTCGCGGGCAGGTTCGATTCGATGAGGCCGGGCCAGCCGACGAGGCGGTCACGATTCCGAGCGAAACCTGGACCCCGGGACCAACCGTTGCAGGGGTCACCACCTACGTCTTCCCGCTCGAACTGTTGGACTTCAAGGCCACTGACCCTGGGGCCAACTCCGTCACCGTCGAGTTCAGCCAACGGATCGGGTTCGGCCGCGACGTTGCCCGCCACGTTTACCCGCAGCTCGCCGTCCGCAACCCGCAGCACACGCTCACGCTGAACGGTCCTACCGCGCTCTCGAAGCTGCTCCGGTGGTTCTCTGACCACACCGGGAGCGTGAAACCGTTCTGGATCCCGGTCTGGACGGAGGAAATGCGGCTCGCCTCGAACACGTCGAGCGGGTCCGCGAACGTCACCTTGAACAATGCCACCGCGCTCGGGTCCTACCGTCGCGTGGCGTTCCTTCTGACGGACGGGTCAATCATCACGCGCAACGTCCTGTCGATCGCAGGCAACGTCCTGACGCTGGATTCATCCCCGGGCACGCTCGCCGCCGCGTCCACCGCCATCATCACGCTGGCTTTGGTCAGGTTCGCCGCCGACACGATCACCATCCGCGCCGACAAGCTCCCGGTCATGACGACCACGGTTGGCCTTGTAGAAATCCGCGAGGAGGTTAGCACGCCAAGCGGGGAGACGGCGGGGACCACGATTGGAGTCCTCGATCCAGTGGTGTACCTGTACGAGTTCACGGCCGGGGCTGAGTCGTGGACGTTCACCAGTCACGACGCCGACCTTGGAACCTCCCCGACGTGGACAGCTAAGCAAATTGAGCACGGTGACATCACACAGAGCACGGCAATCGACAAGACCAGCGTGAGCCTCAAGACAGGCATCTGGACAGACAACCCACTGCTCCGGTCCGTTGCAGGCACGCTCTGGGAGCGGATGACGCTGACGATCTATGAGGCGGACCCGACCGACATCGCCGGCAAGGAAGCGATCTTCACAGGGCACGTTCGCGGGGTGAAGCGCAGGAGCGGATCCTTGCAGGCAACGATTGACGGAGCCGCCGCCGTTTTTGACCGAGTCATCCCTCGGACCCTGATGCA